ATCAGCTGCTGCCTGAGCACCTTCCTGACGAGCGGCCTGAAGCTCAGCGAACTGAGACTGGTTTACTTCTAAGTTGCCGGTTCGCTCACCGACAGCACGAGAGAATACAAACATTCAGTGCTCCTTACTTGAACACAACGCGAATCAGATCGCCCGCCACCGCAGTGACAGGTTTATCTTCTTCGACATAAGCGAATACAGCGGCGTCATCTGCAACTGCGGTGATGCGGCCACCAGCAACCGCTACTGGTTGGCCTTTTGAATACGTACCGGCAGCAGCGCGCACGTTCAGGAACATGCCAGGCAGCGGCTGAATACCGATAACCAGCTCGTTCACTGGAATCGCGTCATCAACACTCAGGCAGCGGAGATAGTCTTTGTTGGCGACATACAGAATCGCGCTCTCAGCACCATCTGCCGAAGAAGTGAACTTATCTGCGGTGCTGAAAAAGCCCACAGTGCCCGGCGCGGTAGCGGCAGCTGCACCACCTTCACGGTTAAGCAGTGGATTGGGGAATACGCCGCCCGCGTGAATTACATGCTTTCCATCTTTAGCCATTTCTTTACTCCGGCATTTCGCTGAGGGATTGAGTGTTCACCTGATGACGCATACCGCCATTCAGGCCTACAGATGTCTGGCATTGCGCATACAAGCCATCCAGCGCCGCGCCGTCCAGTTCGTTAACTGCCAGATCGTCGAGCTGAAACTTGGCTTTAACGGCCGCGCGTTTATCTGACTTTTCTTTGTCAGCGTTAACAGCCAAGCCTGACTTAACGGCAGCCAGGTCATCAGCAAGCAATTTCGCCCAGGCTGGCATGTCTTCACTATTGGTTGCGGTCTCTTTGGCCTTCTTGTCGTCCGCCTCTTTCTTCTCACGGGCGGCCTTCTCTTCAGGCGTCTCTTGCTTAGCAGCTGCTTTTTCAGCAGCCATCTGGTTGTATGCATCCATCAGCTCTGCGTCGGTTTTGCCTTCGGTCGGCTTACCAGCTGCTTTCAGCGCATTTACGATCAGGTCTTTCATCGGATCTGTTTCTCCGTTGGTTTTAATTTCGTACTCAGTGGGTTTGCGCACGACTTCTACAGGTTCGCCGACGAATTGAGCGGTGCCGTCATCGTCGATGAGGTACTTCTGTCTGAGATAGCGGGTGTCATCTCGGTAAATAAAACTGTCAGGCCAGACGGTTTCTGGCCAAGGCCAGTTATCGCCATCACGACCTTCACGCAGCCGATCGCTGATAGCGCGTTGAATGTCGTCAAAGCTGAAATTGGAGGCGTTGGTGAAGAAGAACTTCGTTTTGTTAACGAGACCTTCTTTGGTGCAGTTAGATGCATCAGAGAGGCTGGCTACTTCAATTTGCTGGTCTTCACCATCAGAGTTAACAAAGATTCCTACGCCTTCATCTGGTGTTCCGGCGCCCGGCTCATCCAGAAGAACCGCCACATGGTCAAACATCATGTTGGTGGCGATCTCGTTGTACTTTTTCCCTTTCGACTCGCCGTTGGCAGCGATGCCGGAATACAACAGGCCGGTTGAAATGTGGATCGGCTCGGCATTGGTGCCGGCGGCCATTTCATCCAGGCGGTTAATCAGGCGCTTACCCTTTTCGCTGGATTCGGCATAGCGGCGGTCAACATACATGTCGCCTGTTACCTTGCCGTCGGCGTGACTCACGTTCTGCAGCCAAGCTCCGACGTGGTAGTTGTTGACTGCCCTAACATCGCGCGCCGATACGTGCTTGCCGTCCACCTTCGGGTGGCCCAGCGGCATCGGATTACGCTCCAGCGTGTTATACGCCTTGCCAATTTCTGCTGCCGGGTACAACTTCCGGTTCATCGCGATATCGTCGACAACGGGCGTGATGCCGCGAACCACGATATGTGGCTTTCCGTCGATGGTTTCAGTCGTGATGTTTGAAGCGGAGTTGACGACGGTCAGCACGTTAACGCGATTGCGCTTCATGCTGTGTCCTCATGGGATGGATAGTTAAGCGGCCTGCTGCCACTCTCTGCGCTCTGCGGCTAATCTCTCTGCGAGTCCGGGATTAACGATCTGGCCTTTTTCATCAAGAATCACGGGGATTTGACTACAGTAGCAGTGGTACCGGTTGCCGCTCACCGAATAGAAAGCCTCAACCTCTTCAGTGGTGTAAACCCGGCCATGGCGCGCCGCGTGCCATGCTCTGGTTGTAGGCTTAAGCGCTGACAGCCACATCACGGCCGTATTGAGCCCAAGCCTTTCACGTGCCCAGTCGGTTTCCAGCCACTGGGCTTTCCGCAAAGCACCAACCTGCTCGGTCTGAGCTATGTTCTTTGCCTGTGCCATCGACACATCAAGCCGCTTGCTGATGATGCGAGCCGTTTCACGCGGGTTAACGCCTCGACCTATTGAATCGGATATGACGTTAGCCAGGTCAGCACGGGCTGCATCACTGATGCCCTTCCAGTCGCTGTAAGTGGAAACGTATGCCGCGGCAATCTGATTCTGATATGCCGGACTGCTGAGCAGCTGCGCCAGCGTGGTCTGCTGCTCGTAAACGGCCGATTGCACTGACAGATTGGTGAATGCCTGCCGGGTGCCTCGCTCATACTCTGCAGCAACATAGGTCAGTGCCCACAGGTTCTGGCTGCCACCGTCAAGCAGATGGTCGTCGAGAATCAACTGCACGCGTTGCAGCAGGTCCGCCAGCTGTGCGGCTGTCATGTCGTAGATGTAGGTGCCGGCATTCACCTGGTAAATAACATCGCCGTACACAGCATGCGATGCGTTACCAATGCGCTCAGTGCCGCTCAACCGCTCATCAAGCAACTGCTTTAGAGCCAGCTTTATCCGGTAGTAGCGGTCATCAATATTGCGATACATCCGGCCTACCTGACGCGATGATTGCGTCGGGTCAGCTTTGTTGCGGGGAATTATCGGTGTTCCGATTCGGGCTCTCGCTGGCATCGTCGTCATTCAGCGGGTCCTTATCGTTTAGCTTTTTGTTCGGGTCCGGAGTGGATGGAGCCTTGCGTGGTTCGAGCTCTCCCACAGTGCGCACTTCGTTCTCATCAACAGCTGATGTTCCGAATGCCTGCTGCGTGTCTTTGGCTACAGAGGCCATAGCCTGCATGTTGGCAATCTTGTCCTTCTCGCTTGGTGCGAGCAGGTCAGACCATGCCAGTGTGACCTCTCCAGACCGGGGCGCATCAATGACCCCCAGTTTCCAGAATCGCTCCAGAACGGATTTAATTGCAGCCGTCATGAATCCCCACCGCCGGCCGTTACAACGCTTCGCCCAGTCTGCTTTATCCTCATCGGATGCCAGGCGACCGGTTTGCTGCCCGAACAGGATAGTGAACGGGCACTGAATCGAAGAGGAGAACTCATTGGCAGTCACCGTCCATGAGGGTGACGGGTCAGCCGCCGCTACAGAAAGCACAGAAGGCGTACCGGCCTGCATGACCAGTGCCGCATCGGTACCACGGTTCATCCGGGCAATTTTATCGTTCATCGCCTCGCCGATATTGGCGTAACCGGCCTCTTTCGCCTGAGCAGCAATGGTGGCCATGTCTGTCGCTGAGTCAAAGGCGATGCCCAGCTGGCGACTAGCGTTTTTCAGGAACCCTTCAGCACTACCCCCGGAAATCTTCTCAAGGTCGAGCAGCTTGTTGTAGCCGGCGCGCAGATAAGGCACGCCAGACAGCATGTTTTCATCCTCTGAGCCTTCACACAGAATGATGACGCGATCGGGGTGCACCGTAACGCTGCGAACGGGCCCGTACGTGCCATCGTCACCAACAGGTTGCTCGTTGAACTGGTAGTTAACTGGTTCGCCGTAGGTTTCCGACATGGTGTCGGTGTCGAAGGTGCCAGGCTTGATCTGCGATTCCCATGCGGGGATGAGCTTAACGACTGCCCGGTCACCCAGCCGCTTAATCACAGTGCTGTCTACGGGCTCTTTCCACTCGCGCCCATCACGGAACTGAATCAGCAGCGCGGAGTATTTACCGATCAGGTTGCGCCTGTCAGCGTCTTTAATCTTCGCCCAGTGCCGCGCCAGTAGCTTTGTTGCGGCAGCTTCCCATGGCGTTGTGGTGGTCGATTCTTTTTTCTCATCACCATCAATGATGACAGGCCGGTCCACCCAGCAGGAGTCCAGAAGCTTATGCACGGCGGCGTAAGCCACCGGGTTGCGCTCATAGGCGCGGTAGTAGCGGTCAAAATCCAGATCGTCAGGATAGCCAAACTCTTCATAGAGCTTCGTTCGCTTGGTATTCCCCTGATGACCACCGTACAACATGCGCTGACGGCCCATAGCATCAGCAAGGGCATTGACGAGGAATGTGACCTCGTTGCTTTGTTCACTCACTGATGAGCTCCTTAAAAGAAGATTGCGCCGGTCTGTTTGTGGTTCGTTTTCGCTACGGCGAAGTAGCGGAAGGCATCAGCACCGTGCGATGTAAAGTCGTGCAGGGGTTTATCCTTCCAGCAGCCGCGCTTGTCGTCCCACTCTTTGCGGTAACCTTCAAGATGAGAGATGCCCAGCTCGCATTTAGCAGAGTCAAAGGCGCATCGCGGGAGGATTTCACGCACTGAATCGATACCGGTATCAACGCCCAGCTTTGGCGCAACCTTGAATCTGATGGAGTAGACCTGCCCGTCTATCTCAAAGCCTTCAGCTGCTATCTGCTTACGGCTTTTACCGTCGCCTGCAAACTCCCGGTTATCGATATCGTGTGGCGCCCAGTGATCGCCGTATTCATAGGCGCGGTCTTTCAGCACCTTCATGTAATGGCGCAGACCTTCGCCGCTGTTCTCGTAGTAGTCGATGACGTGAAATTCATCCCCTACCTCACGAACAAACCAGATTGCTGTTGAGTCGCCCACCCCGATATCCCAGAATGTGTGAACAAGCTGATGTGAGTTATCCGGCAGCTCTCCAACACGCTTGTTGGTATAAAGCCAGCGGAACTGCTTGGCGTAATAAGCACCTTCAACTGACTGCTCAAAGGCTTCAGCCGGTATCGATGGATACTCGCGCTTCATGTCGTCGCCGAGTGTTTTCTCTTTAGCGTAATACCAGGCTTTCTGGCGCTCGCTAAGACTCACGCCATGCTTTGCCTCAATATCAGCGAAATAATCGCTCAGGCGTTGTGGCAGAGCCTCTACCGGGTCGATTGCATAGAGTGGGTTCTTCCACCACGAGAAGAAGAAGAACTTCCAGTCGAGGTTAGACAGCGGCTTACCCTGCAGCTGCGCTTTCTCAGCTGCCTGGCAGTAGTCGAAGAAGTAACTGGCGCGCCCCTCAGCCGTGCTCTCGATCGTGGTAAAGCAATCGCTTGATACCGCCTCAAATGCACCAGTGACAATCTCACGGGCTTTATCGGGGAACTTAGCGCATATTTTCCCGAATTCGGAAACGTGCAGGAAACGCAGTGTGCCGCCGCGGAATGATGTGCTGACGTAGATTGAGCCGCCCTTTCTGAAAACCAGTTCACCTGCAGAATCATTGCTCGCCGGGTTGGCCGCTCTAATTTCTGCCGGCAGCCGGTCATAGGCGTATTTCACCTTTTCGCGGAACAGGCGTTTGGCATCGTTCAGGGTATGGGCAATCAGGGCGCACTTGGCAGCTTCGAACAAAGCCGCGTCCAGCTGGATAATGCACACCTCGGTGGTAAATCCTAACTGGCGAGCTTTCAGGATGATGTTGCGGGTATGCATGCCTTCGAAGTATTCGAGCTGCTCCGGCGTCATCCTGAATCGTACCGGCTTCCCTTCTTTGTCGGTGATCCAGTACAGGTTGTTCAGGCGCCAGAGCTTGTCACGCAGAAGCGCGAGATGTTCTGGCTTCATGATTACCCCTTGGCTAAATCGTCCATCAGATCGGAAAGTTTCTTCGTTGACTCGTCGCCGGACGGCCCGTCGATGTCATATGCCTGGCGCTCAAGGCCAATCAGCGTTTTGATGGTATCGGATAAGTCCTTCATCGACTTCACTCGCCCCGGCATGCTGATAACCTTGTGATAAATCTCGTTGAGCTTGTCGTAGCCCTTATCGTCAGGCTCATACATCAGGTCGCCCAGCTGCTGAAGCGCTGCTACGTCGGTGCACTCGGCTTCCAGTTCATCAAAGAGAGAATTGGCGATGTTACGAGCACGGCGAATATCTCCGCGATGCTCCATGCGGACGTTAGCGATTACCTCGGCATTAGCCTCAATAAGCTGCCGTTCAGAAACCATCTTTTCGCTGGAAACCTGCCTGGAAACCTCGCGTTTGGAAACCAGTGATTCAGCCTTGGCTTTTATCTTCGCCTTTAGGTCTCGCTCCCACCCTTCTTTCTTCGCCCGCTTGTTAATTGCGGTATGGGTGATGCCTTGCTGAGATGCAATCTCGCGGATAGACAACGAACCAGCCCGGTAAGCCGATTCGATGGCCTCCCAATCTGGTTTCGCCATGTTTTATTCCTTTTGTGTTTCCGCCTC